CAGGTAAGGGGGTTCCGTCGGGCCGGTTGACGGCCTGGTCACCTTTCAGACTCATGTAACCCTGTTCAGGGTCATAGGCCAGTGCCTGGGAGATTCGCAGTGCGTTGTTCTTGAACTGGATCGACGCGACACTGTTTGCCTCGTCTTGCCACTGGGTGGCAATGTCAGTCAGGCTGATCCCGGCCTGTTGTTCAGCTTGGCCCAGCCCTTCAAGTTGCTGCCCTGGCAATGCCGCCTGGCTGGGCGTGATTCCCTGGACGGGATTGACCGGCACGTCAACACTGTTGTCCATGTACTGGGGGCCATCCCCGATGCTCGGAACTCTCGGCATTTACCCACCCACCTTCAGATAGTTTTTGTATGCGCCAGCGAAGGACGCCGCGCCCGACAGGAATGATGTGAAGGCCGACATACCGGGGCTGATGGCATCGGCAATCGTCTGCTCACCCTTGGCCTTGGCCAGTGCGACGATCTGATTGGCATCGGCCAGGCTGACCTTCACGCTGGCGGCCGACTCGGCATTGGCCAGTCCCACCTGGGCCATGGTCGTCAAATAGGCGGCCTTGCTGTTGGCCATGGCCGTGTTGTAGTCGCTGTTGATCTTGGTCAGGTTGACTTCAAGGTTGGCAGACGCCAGGCTCATGGCCGATGCCGTCCGCTTACTTGCGGCACCGATCTTGGAGTCAGCCTCTTGGGTACGCGCCGCCAGGGCCGACATCATGGCCTGGATGTTGATCTGCTGGACTGCATCGGCGGCTCGCACATCGAACCCAGCACGAACAGCGGCAGCTGTACCGGCGCCAATGTCCACGTTGCCAGCCGCCATCCTGGCCGTCTGGGCAGACTTCTGCATGGCCGACTCCTCGTAGGCCGCCGACTCCTTGACGCTGCCCTGCTGGAGTGCGTACTCAGCCTGGATGCCGGACAACTTGGCCTGGTTGTCTTCAGCCTCGGCCCCGGCGTCCAGGTAGGCGGATTGCACCTGGGCCTTGATCAGCCCGAGTTGGGCCTGGCCATTCGCAATGAGGGCATCGTGTTGCGCCTGCAAGGGGAGCAGTTCGGCCTGGGTCGTCTGGTAGTCGCTGGCCATCTTCGCGTTGATCACGTCGATGGCGGCACTGGCCGTGGTGGCCGTGTAGACCGACCGGGCAGTGATCGTGTCCAGCACCGACTGACCACTCATCGCCGTCTGCTGGCCTGCTGCGGAGAAGTACGACCCGAGGGTCGATGATCCGATCCCAATCAGACTCAGACCCAGTCCAAAGTCAGCAATGTCGCCCGAACTCAGCCCCATAAATGACTTCGAGGACGATTGGCCGATGGGGTCTGACGACTTCGATGATCCAAACTGATAGGACGAGTCCAGCAGCAACGACTGCGAACTATTGCCCGTGAGCGACGTGCCGAACCCAACATAAGGTAGATCCATATTAACCTCCGACCGTAACGTCCAGACTCATGCCAGTCACCGTCAACGGGAGCGGGGCAGTCTGGCGAATGCTGACTTGACCATCAGTGCCCCAGCTGGGGGTGATGTCGATGCGAATCTCGTCGGTGACTAGCGCCGGCGGCGACCCGTATGGCTCGTTTCCCCGTTGCTTGTACTCGGTCAGGGCTGAGAAACTGGGACCAGCAAAGATGCCGCCCGACAGGAATACTCGCAGGAATACCCGGTTGACGTTCTTGACCCGACCCTGGCCGGCGCCCATGGTTTCAAAGGCCACCGGGAGGGTCTGCAAGTCGGCCGTGATGGGTAGGCCAACCTGCGCCACACTGACGGCCTGCGGCAAGGTGATGGCGCCTCCTGTGACCACACACTGCGGCATCACGGCCCCATCCCCCAGGACGTTGACCGTTTGACCTTCAAGCCAGGACAGGCCCGAGATGGTTGAGGCCGGGCTGCCCGAGTAGGTGGCCCCACAGTCCACGATGAATGCGTCCATCGGATCGTCGAATAGGCGAGGTTGCAGTGCCTCGATGTAGCGCACCTGGTTGCCGTTGATGGTGCGGTTGACCACCAGGTAGAGGATGTCCGTGTTGCCTTCGGGCACCACGCAGCAGGACTCGAATGTGCCGCCCAGCGTGTCGTGCTGGTGCCAGCCGCCGATGCTCTGCTCGGGGATATAGGTCAGACCCAACAACTTGCCACCGCTGGAGATGCACCAGATGATCGGGACAGGCGCCTTGGCATAGGCCATGTCCACGATGTTCAGGTTGTCGAACAGGTGTGGCGCGCGCAGACATAGGTCGCCCGTCACATAGCCATTGGCCTGCCACTGGTAGGCCATCTCACGTACATGGCCGCCCCGGTTGGCACAGTAGATCAGGTTGTTGGCAATCGTCACGGGCGGCACGTTGTTCGCCCCGACGTAGGACTGAGGCAAGGCCGATACGTTGGTCGGCGTGAGTGCGTCGGAATTGCCAGCCGAGATCTTCCACTCGGATGAACTGCTCAACAGGACCAGGCTGGCTAGGGGGACCAGGTGCCGGATGGCATCGGCCTCGCGCGCCACGACCCGGAACTGGATCGAGTCCGACGATTGGATCGGGATGCAGTAGTTCATGTTCGACTCGGTGCCCGACTTGGTCATCCAGATGAACTGTGGCGCATTGACCGATCCACCAAAGCACCGACGTTGCTGGAAGTAGGCCACGGCACCGGGATAGTTCCCGGTCGAACTGAACAGCGTTTGTGCCACAGGCGGGGTGATCCCCGTGTTCGCAGCAATGTTGTTGTCGGTGAATGTGTTGCCGGTGGTTTGCCCGATGAATCCGTACACGCCGGCCTGGAGTCGGTAGACGTTGTAGCTGGCTGAACCGTTCGCAGTCCAATTGACTTGGTTGTAGTTGCCCGGCATGTACAGGTTGCCGGTGCAGCTGACATCCGTTGAGGCCACCGACTCATCCAGGCCCAGTGCATTCACGGCCGTAACCACATAGTGATAGGTGGCCGAGAACGACCCCGCCCCGCCAGGGATGTATGCCGTAGCACCAACCCCGCCCGGCGGGGTCATGGTCGACGCGAACGTGGGCTTTGAGAACACCCAGTTGGTGCCCCCGTACCGACGCAGTTCCATCGGCGCATACTTCGGGTGAACCAGGGTCAGCACATCGGCCGACTGGACGTAATGAATGTCGAACAGATCGGCCGCCGCATAGGCATTGGGCATCTCGAACTCGCCCGTGGCCGGCATCGCGTACCAGTAGGTCGTGTTGGTCGGCAGGTTGCCCGTGGTGGGCGCGATGCAGTAGTAGTTCAGGCCCCCATACGAGCAAAGTGAACCCACGACGTAGGCCGTGCCGGCATTGTAGGCCGCCGGGCTTCCGGCCAGAACGACCGCGCCCTGAGTGTGCAGTCGGAAATACCCGGCACCCATCTCGATCACGGCCGTCTGGGTCACCGAGTAGATGAACGGGATCACCCGCACTGCGCTGGCCGAGTTCTTCACCGCATGAACGAACTTGGTGCCGGATCGGTTCTGTACATCACCCTGCGGTCGCACGATAAAGTTGCGGCAGGTTGCCAGGCCGGTCTGGAACTTGGTGTCGTCGATGCGTGACCAGAACTCGGGTGTGACCTCGCCGCCCGAGAATGCCTTCTGGAACGTGCGAACCGAACCCATATCAATACCCTGCCCAAGGATTGACCATGCTGTAGACCTGGGACTGCGTCGGGTTGCGGTCCTTGATCCAGTCAGGTCGGTGGGTTGGGTTGATCTTGCGCTGATTGGCATCGGATGTGATGGCCTCGGCCAGCACGGTCCTGAACATCTTGTAGGCCGACAGGCCCGCCTGCTGCCCCGCCTCGCCCTTCAGAATCGGGCCGGCCAGCATCGAGGCCAACAACCAGGCGAGTGCGTCCGTGAAAAGAGGCTGGAATTTGGCCGTGTCAGTCTCTCGGCTGACGTACTTGCATACGGCATCCTGTACGTTGGTGTACACCACCTGGGTGCCATCGGCCAGGGCTTCCAGTTCGTATTCCTGGGGCGAGAAATCATCGGCCGAGCCGGGGATGAATACACCCAGCATGGACACCAGGTCGGTGGGCACGGAATAGGCATATTGCCAGCCGAATGCAGGGGTGACATTGAGTAGCGCGAGCGAGTCCCGGTTGATGCAGAACCACCAGTTGTGCATGTCCTGGATGGTGTCGCGCGCCATGGGGTAAAAGCGGGCGCAGTGGGCGGCTTGCGACGAACCCTCGGGGGGATCGATTGAGGCTACCGTGGCCTCGTCACCCAACCTGGCCAGAGACAGGTTGCAAATATCGACTTCTGAACTCATAGCGAACCCCCTAAAAAAGCGGGGGCATGATGCCCCCGTAAGTCCTTGGCGAAGGAGGAGCGAATCTATTCCTGGGGCAGGGTCGCCACTTCCTGCTCGGTCAACGGGGACAGCGCAGTCGGCTCGTCACTGTGGACCGGGGCAGGGATGACCACCTTGGCAGCCGCCTCGGCGGCCTTCTTGCCCTTGGTGGCATCCTTGTCCAGTGGGGTCCAGTGAGTGCCCGGCGCGGCGTTTGTTTCGATTTCCTCGCCGGCCTGCACCAGTACGTTGTCGATGAAGCTGAGTTCTTCGATGCGATATTTGGCCATGTCAGGTCACCGAGTAGCCGATGGGGTAGGTCTTGAAGTCCTCGACACCGTCACCAAAGTCGGTGATAAAGGCACCCGCAGACGAGGTGCCCACGATGACATACCGTGCGCCCAGGTAGCGTTGTCCAATCTTGAACAGTCGGGTGTTCAGTTCAGCCTCGAACCGGGCGCCGACGACCAGGCTGGCCAGCGGAATCGCGCCGGTGGTGCCGATCACGGTGACGTTGGTCGTCAGACCTGCGTCATCGGCCACGATGGCCTGGATTTCAACCGAGGTACAACCGGCCTGTGCCGTCGGAACCGAGGACCGCAGACGAAGGAATTCGGAGCCGGCACCAATATCGCGGGCCACGCCCAGGTCAACCGTGTTGGTAGACAGTACGTTGCCCGTGCCGGTGACAGTCTGACCACTGACCACGCCGGCTGCGGAAACCGCACCAGATACCAGGAGAGAGTTATCCATGTACATGATTTGATGTCCTGTTAAAGGTTAAACGACGCGCGCTTCGGTGTTCAGAAGCTGATCAACACGACGCAGGGGGATGCCCATAAACGTGGTCCACTTGGCCGGAGTGCCGAACTGGGTCATGGCCGCCTCGATGGCCAGTGCCGTATTCGACTTGTTCAGTGCAGCGATTCGCAGCATCGAGAACACCGTGCGATTCATGTAGAACGCAGGCTTGCTGGCGGAACCCATGAACGGCAGACGGTCGATGGCGCGACTCATCAAGTTGATGATGGCCGTGGCAGCCGTCGCGGCCTGGGTGTTGGCCTGGGTGGCCAGGTCCGTCACGTTGATGTTGCAGATGCGGACCACATAACGCCAGTCCTTGACCACAAGGCCGTTCTTCCACTGGTAGTGGGTCTGGAATGCCTGGAACGGGTTGCCGTTGGCATCATAGATCGTCAGTTCGCCTTGATCGTTGTGCTGCAAGCCCGCCTTAGAACCTTTGGGGAACGGGCAGAAAACGCTGTTCTCACCCCAGGCCACCAGCCAGATCGAGGTGTTGTTGCTGCCCGTGCCGCCCGCGTCGAGGATGTTCTGGGCGTTACCAGCACCCGAGATCGTGCCGTACCGTGCCGACAGGCCCAGGTACTGGCGCGGATCGGCAGACGGGTTGCCGTAGAACAGGGTCTGGACTTGGGTCTGGTTCATCGCCTCCAGGAAGGCCGAGTCTTCGGACAGGCGGAACTGAGCGGTGTTGCCGTTCAGCAAGGCCAGATCTTTGTCCACCGCGCAGTATGCTTCCAACAGACCACAGGACTCATCGACCTGGGCCGAGGTGGACTTGCTGCGCGGCACACCCTGGTTGATCGAACGCCAGTAGACGGTCGGCAGACCGGTGCGGATGGTGACCCGGTGACCGGTGGGCAGGTTGCCCTCGGAAAACAGTGCGTCCTCGAGGACTTCATTGGACTGCGACAGCAGTTCGGCCACGACGGGCACGTTGCCATCAGGATCGACACGTTTGGCCCAGTCGGCCAGGGTCAGGAAGTTGGTGCTAAGAGTTGCCATTTTGGGTTCCTATCAGGCTGAAGGTTGATTCGGGTAGAGGGCGGTTGCGGGGCTTCTCGGGCCGGGCGTGGTCGAGTTGCCGCCTTGAACCACTCGGTCTTCACTGAGTGCTTTGCCGGCCCGGTAGAAAAACCGGATGACCTCGGGGTTGTTGCCAAGGCCGGTTTTGTCCAGGAACGTCTTGAGTTCAGGTGACCCGTATGCCTCGACGGCCTTCTTGGCGACGGCGAGGTTTTCGGCCAGCTTGTCACCACCGAATTCAGCATCGACCTTGGCCGCGTCAGCCCATGTGGCGGACTGTTTTGCGGCCTGGCTGATCTGAAGATCCACGACCTTTTGGGCCGCCTCTTGGGAGAGGCCGAGATCCTTGGCAACCTTGGCAAAATCAGCCACGGATTCCTGCGGAGTGCCCTCGGGGAGGTTGAAGTTGTACTTGTCCGGTGCAGTCGACTGGGGTGCAGGCGCGGCCTCGGGGGTGACAACGGTGGGTGTCTCAGGTGTTGCCGTGGATTGACTCGCCGAGTCCGCAACAGTAGCGGCGGGCGTGGTCGGTGCTGCTGCGGGTGCAGTGTCAGTTGTTCCCGTGTTCAGCTGATCGGTCATTCAAAATCTCCAGCGCATCACTGCGTTAAAGGTGGCCACCCGTTGCGGGGTGGCCGGTCGGTTACTGCTCCGGTGTCTTCTCGACAGTCGGCTCTTGCTGCTCTTTCACCATGGTGGCATATGACTCGGGGCAGTGCGTGTGGATCTGTGCCATCAACGAAAGCCCGACATTGCGCTCACCCTCGCGGAAGAAGGTTTCAGAGTTGCCGGTGAACGACGACCTGAAAATCCCAGTCCGCTCCAGTATTCCCCAGACCAACCTGCGGCCGCGCCGACTGCCCATCAGCCACCGGATGTCCTCGGCGGCGACCAGGGCGGCGACCTTCTCGCGCTCTTGCTTATCGCGTCGTCCCTTGGCTTGCCCAGCCAGGTCCAGCGGGTCATAGTGGTCTGTCATGGGGGCATGATGCATAGGCCCAGTGTCCTTATGCACACCCCTCAGTCACCGTAGAGCATCGAGGCGGCATCCGCCGAACTGGTAGGCCGGGTCGGACTGGCCACTTCCATGTCGGTGATCTGCCAGCTGGACGACGACTCGTTCTCACTACCTTCGGTCTGATAGCTGGATGCCGAGGTCACCGTAGCATTGGCCGTGAGGGTGAACTTGGTGCCCACGGCCGGCGGCTGGGTCATGCCCAGCTTGGCCAGTACCTCCTCGTCCAGGCTGATGCACAGGCCATAGGGATACTTCGGTGCGTCGTCGGCACTGGGTGCCGAATCCTCTTTGGCCTCTTCAGCCGACTGCATCATGTTGACCATGGCCATTTCATTTCTCCTTATGAGTCCATCCGGCACAATGCCGTAATTCGTGCCTTCCGATGCACCAATC